TGGACTTGAGGGCCGCCGACTTGCTCCCGTACGCGATGGCCGTACCATACTCGTCAACGGCAAGCGGAACCTCGACCATTGCCAGGTGTGATACCGGCTCCATCGCGTGCCAGTCGAGCGCGAGCTTACGGCCGGCCCAGACGGAGTCAGCAGCCAGCGGGGGCTCCGGGTGCCCGCCCCACTCGCGGCCCTTGGAGATCAGGTGCTCGCAGCGGTCGCGGGTCAGCACGGCCGCCGCGTCGTCGGAGAGCGTCACGCCTTCCTCGCGGCCCTTGACGGCGATGTGCTCGAGGCAGGCGTGGGCGGCGATGCCAACCTCGAAGGGCCGGCGGTCGTACGGCACCCGCTGCTCGCGCAAGGTGAGCGCGTGGCCGCAGTGGCGTGAGGCGAACTGAAGGTCGGTCGGGTGGTAGGCGCGCATCAGAGCATCCGCCCGCCGCGTAGCCTGTAGGCCACGTAGCCCACGATGCAGACCATGAGGACCGCCGCGCCGAGCCACTGCTCGGGGAGCGCGGTCCCGTTGAGGAACTGGTGTAGAAGGCTCACTGAATCTCCCCCTCGTGCTTGCGGTCCTGCCGGCGCGACCATTCGATGTCTCCGAGGAACTCCTCCCGGCAGCGGCGGCACAGGCCGGCGCGCGGAATCACGTCGCCGCACTCTTCGCAGCGGTCCGTGGCGACTCCGAGGGCCACGTCGTCACGGGTGGCGTTAAGGGCGACATCGAACAGGCGGTGCGAGTGGATGATCATCATGCGGGGCTCCCCTTCTGCTCGCGGTTGTACGCGGCTGCGAAGCTCGCCCGATACGCCTCGGCGCGAGCGATATCCTCTGCCTCCCAGATCATCTCGTCAAGGTCGTTCGGATCGGGAATCCAGTAGCGCATCCACGTCTCCGAGTCGGCATCGTAGAAGCAGCGGCCCGAGCCGAAGTGGTCATGGTTGTCGTAGCACTTGACCTTGATCTCGCAGGACTCGACCACCTCGGGACGCGGGTGCTTGAAGCGGACGAAGAAGATCCTGCTGCCGATCTCGATCGGCTTGTCCATCGCGTGCAGGAGGTTGTCGGCGCGCAGCATGCCGGCCGAGCTTCGGTCGGCCGCGGCCATCCGAGCCTCCGAGGCCAGCCGCTCGCCCCGGGACTGCCAGGCGGAAAGGACCTGATGCTGAAGCTCAAGCTCGGCTAGGTAGGTGGTTAGGTTGTTCATGAAATGACCTCGGCATCTTCCGTCGAGAATAGGTCGCCCTGTTCGATCTCCGCCGACTTGCCGGCGTACTCCAGGTTTTTCACGGCCTGTCTGTAGTATGAAGGCTTCAGCTCGACCCCGATGCCGCGTCGGCCCTGCGCCACCGCCGAGTAAACCTCGGAACCAACTCCCATGAACGGAGTAAACACCGTCTCTCCCGGGTTGCTCCAGAGGTGGACGCACCTATCGATCACGTCGAGCTGCAACGGGTGGACGTGCTTCTCGTCGTCCAGTTCGCGCGCCGGGCGGAAGGGCAGCACACGGTCAAGCCGAACGTCATCCCAGAAGGCCGAGGCGTACTGCCGCCAAATCCAGTGCGAGTAGCGGTTTTCGGTCTGCTTTCCGCTCCAGTTCTTGAACGGCAGCAGATCAGCGGGAATCTGCCGCGCTCCGGCGTACTCTTGCAGTCCATGCGGATGCGCAATCGGCACGGGATTCTCTCCGGCCCGCCGAAATACCAGAAGATAGTCGGCGCTCGCCACCGTGCAGCGCGACGAGTCATCAACAATCGACTTGTGCGCCAAAGCCTTCGTAAGTGTCCGATTGCGAACGGTCAACGGCTCCTTCCAAACGTGGTAGCGAGCGACATAGTAAAAGCCGAGTCGCTCGTGGAGTCTGATGATGTCGCCCGGGAAATCCTTCAAGTGGTCGAGTCCCGAATTTCCGCTCGGAACGTCCATGCAGTGAACCGCAGTCATCCGGCCTGGCATCGTCAGCCGGTGAATCTCGCGGACCACAAACTCGTAGTGCTGAAAGAACTCCGAGTAATCCCGGCAGTTCGAAAGATCGCGCTCGCTCGAGCTGTAGTGATACAGGCCGGCGAACGGCGGGGAGTAGACTGACAGGTGGACGCTACCCTCTCGCAGCGTCGGCATGACCTTGATGCAGTCGCCAAGATAGGCGGCGTACCGCTCGGTCAGAACCTGATCCATTACGCCCACGAAGGCACCATCACTTCCTGATTGAACGCCATCCCGCGATCAATCCGTAGCGCATCGTTCATGTGAGACACGAGTTCGGTGAACATGCGATCAGCGGCCTTGCTCTTACGGTCAAGGTTCTGGCAAACACCCTGCTCGCCCTTGGTTGCGATCAGGTCGACCGTCACTCGCCGCGACTGCCCGAACCTCCAACAGCGGCGGACGGCCTGGTAGTGCTGTTCGTAAGAGTGCGAGGCAAAGCTGACGACGTGCGAGCAGTGCTGCCAGTTCAGCCCCCACGCGCCGATCTTCGGTTTGATGATGAGTACTCGAAGCCGACCGGCCGAGAAGTCCTCGTACGCCTCCTCCTTCTCCTCGTCGGAGTCTGACCCGCTGACCTCTCGGCCGTCGCGGATGATCTGTCCGAGCAGCTTGCCCTCGTCGTTCAGGTGGCACCAGATTACCGCCGGCTTCCCGGTATCCGCCACGAGTGACGCGGCCTTGTCGCACCGTTCGCGCAGGGTTCGGCGCCGCTCCTCGCGCTCCTCTCGGATGCCGATGGCCGTGATTGGGAACAGGAAGCCTTCGGGGAGTTGGTCGGAATCGACCACATGCTCGCGCTCGATTAGTTCTGGCAGGATGAACCCGTCGTCCGCGAACCCGAGATCGGATGGCTTGCGGATGGCGCGAGCCCACGAGCACACCCAACGCCAGAACGGCGTCTCGGCGTGGCCCTTGAAGCGCCACCGCTTCTGCTCCATGACGCTCGCCGGCAAAAACCGCGACCACATCGCCCGGCCGCGGTTGTCGCATGAGTTCTGATCGTTCTTGAAGAACCGCGCGAGCATGTCCATGTGGCCAAGTTCGCCGAGGGCTTCGCTGCTCGTGCCGAGTTCGATGTAATCGTTCGGTGCCGCCGTCGCCGTGGCGAGCAGTCGGTACTGCACCGTCCGCATGAACTCGGTTACTTCGGCTCGGCGCTTGCCGTTGAATGACTTGATCGCGCTCGACTCGTCGCAGACCACGCCAGCAAAATCGTCCGGGTTGAAGTGGTGGAGCTTCTCGTAGTTCGTGACCACGATGTGTGCGCCGGGCCGCAACTGACCGGACGAGCGAACCGCCTCGAGTCCAAACTTCTCAGCCTCGCGCACCGTCTGCCGGCCAACGGCAAGCGGCGTGAGGATCAGTACGTTGCGGTTGGTCTTGCGGACAACGTTCTCCGCCCAGACCAACTGCATCGGCGTCTTGCCGAGCCCGCAGTCAGCAAACATGGCCGAACGTCCGCGCTGCACGGACCACTCGACCATGTATCGCTGAAACGGAAACAGGAAGTCGGGAACGTAAATTGGCGAGAAGCCCTGACCGTCGCCGAGTTGGCGCTTTCGGTCAAGAAACGCCTCGTAGTCCAGGAGGCTCACGCCATCCCCATCCACTTCTCGTGCGACCCAACGCGCAGGGCCTCGATCTGATTCAGTTCGGCCACGCGAGCATCAACCGCGCGGGCCGTACCCTTGAACTCGCCAACCTGCGCCGAAAACAGGCTGCGACCGTTCTCCCGCGTGTCGGTTACCATCTGCCAGCGATTGCGTCCGAGCTTGTAGTACCCGTAGATCGTAATTTGCATGGCCCCTCCCGGCCTCGAATCCTACGCCGCCTCGCCGTTGTCGTTCGCGTACGCCACGTCGAGGGCGGCCTTGTCGATCTTGAGAACCTTCGCCAGCGTCGGCAGGCGGAGCGCGTGCGGCCGGTTCGCCCCGGACTCCCAGAAGCGGACGGCCATTTCGCTGACTCCGATCCTGAACGCGAGTTCGGTGGTGGACATGCCGGCGGCGAGTCGGGCCGCTCGGATGATGACGGGGAGTGTGCTGATCGCGTTGTCCATGTTACGCCTTGGCGACCGCGAGGGCCATGTTGAGGAGTGAAGCCTCCCGGCACGCGATGCGCGCGAAGTAGGCGGCGGCGTTGGCGTTTCCCTTGGCGACCATCTCGCACGCGAAGAGGCCGTGCTCGACGGCATCCTTGGCGTGCATCTTGGCGCAGTAGTCTAGGAGCGGGTTCTGGTTTGTGGCGTCCATAGATGCTTTCTACCACCCTACGCCGTGGCTGTCAAGGGGTCTAGGGCAGAATCTTCGGAAGAAAATGGCTAGGCTCATACCATTCGACAACGGTTCGGGAACGGTTTGGGGACGGTTGGCCGATGGTTGGCCGAACCATTCGGATACCGTTCTCGAATCAGGAACAAGAGCAAGAGCAAGAACAGGAACAGGAGCTCTGAGCATGAACACGCGGATGACGAAACGGTTCGCGCGGCTGGGTGAACCTGGCGGGGTGGATACTCGGTTTGACATCCGTGCTTCTCGTGGTATGAACTCACCGTGCCGACCGCCCACCTCCTTCCGACGCCCCGGCTCCGTGCCTCCTCCACGTCGAGCCGGCTGCATCGTGGCGATTACGGCACCCCCGGCCCGCTCGCCTCCCCCGGGC